ACTTTTTATATCATCTTTTGTCAACATTTAATTAACTCCTTTTTTCATAAGTTTAACATAGTTTTTTCCATCTTTTGACTTCAAAAACTTCTTAGCATCAGCTTTTATCATTTTTATTAGTTGTTTTATTTTCATAATTTAAGCAGGTTTGTATTCATTAAAACCGTTAAGTTTAACGGAATGAAAAGTGTTATCATATTCAACAATATTATCTAATTCAAAACCATCAAAATTTCTTTTACTAAGATATTTTTCTAATTTTTTTTTAGAAAACTTAATTGCCTCATCCTCATTATCGGCCATAATAGCCGTATCTATGTTTTTTATGTCACTATCAAAGTACACAGTATAAGTTACATTATATTTTGTCATATACATATAATATACACTGTATTTTTACTTAAAACAAGCGAAAAGCGCCATAGTTTTAAAGAAATTAAGCAGTAAAATCAATAACTTAACAACTATTTTTTGCCGGACTATCTTTGTTCTTGTGTTTTTTTCAAAAAAAATCAATATTTTTGATAAAGAATCACACTAAATAGTAAATATATGATTGATTTTGATAAAATTGATGATTTATCATTTATGATTGATGATAGTGATTCGAAAAAACTAAAAAAGGCAAAAAATTATGGCAAGAAAAGTATCAGGAAATACAAACGCATCAAAAAAAACAAGTAAACCGAAAAAAACAAGTATAGGACGAGGTTTTCATAGTAAATGTATGATGAATAAACATAAAAGAAGAAGTTATAAGAAGTATAGAGGCCAAGGAAGATAGTGCCGGGCGTTGCACGTAGAGATACAGACGCTGCCGTCGGCGTTGCGTTTGATGGAAGTTCAAATGTTTTTGTAAATAGTTTTGGAGTTGTTAGAATTGGCGATAGAGTTCAAGGACACGGATTGCCGCCACATAGTCCATCGCCACCAATGATAGAAGGCTCAGAAAACGTATTTGTAAATGGTATTGGTGTAGTAAGAGCAGGTGATTCAGCATCTTGTGGCGATATTATTAGTGGTTCTGATAATGTTTCAGTAAATTAATATAAATATACATATGCCAAACTACGATGCTGGTTCTTTAAACAGAAGTAAAAGAGCCACAAGACAATATAGAGATTTAGACTTAGATTTTGGTCGTAATACGGTTACAAATGATATTAATAAATTAACAGATGTAGAAGCTGTTAAAAGAAGTGTAAGAAATTTAATTAATACATCACACTTTGAAAGACCTTTTCATCCTGAAATAGGTTCAAATATAAGAGCGATGTTATTTGAATTAATGACACCATTGACTGCTTTGAATCTACAAAGAAAAGTACACGAGGTGTTACAAAATTTTGAACCAAGAATCAAATTGGTTCAAGTATCAGCAAGACCTGATATTGATAGAAATTCATATGATTTGAGTATTTACTTTTACGTTATTGGTTCTGCTGAATTGATTACGGTACAAACATTTTTAGAAAGACTAAGATAATATGGCAAGTAATAAATTAGAAGTATCAGATTTTGATTTTGATGCTGTCAAGGCCAATTTAAAAACGTTTTTACAAAGTCAATCAGAATTTTCAGATTATAATTTTGAAGGTTCAGGTTTTGCTATTCTTTTAGATATACTTGCTTACAATACTCACTATCTAGGTTTCAATGCTAATATGTTAGCAAATGAAATGTACTTAGACAGCGCTGACATAAGAAAAAATATTGTGTCTATCGCTAAAATGTTAAACTACACACCATCATCAGTAAAATCACCAGTAGCAAATATAGATATTGAAGTGAATGATGCTACAGGTTCAACTTTAACATTAACAAAGGGCACCGTATTTACAACTACAGTTTCAGGAGTAGGTTATCAATATATAACAAACGAAGATTATACAATTACTCCTGCAAATGGTGTATTTAATTTTTCAAATGTAGATATTTACGAAGGCACGTTAGTTACGTTTAGATATACAGTTGATAAAAATGATCCAGACCAGAGATTTTTAATTCAAAATTCAAATGCAGATACAACAACATTAAAAGTATCTGTACAAAATGGTTCTACAGATACAACTACAAATATTTATTCTTTAGCTGGCGGTTTCAATAATGTAACAGACACATCTAAAGTTTATTTTTTACAAGAAGTAGAAGATGGTAAATTTGAAGTTTATTTTGGTGATGGTGTTTTAGGTGCAGCTGTTTCAACAGGCAATATAGTAATTTTAGAATATATTGTTACAAATAGAGATGAATCTAACGGAGCTTCTACATTTACTTTAGCAACAACTATCGGTGGATTTTCTGATATTACAATTACAACTAATTCTGTATCACAAGGTGGTAATGCTGCTGAATCTAAAGAGTCAATTCGTTTTAATGCGCCATTAAACTATTCGGCACAAAATAGAGCAGTAACAACTTCTGATTATGAAACTATTGTAAGATCGATTTATCCAAATGCTTTATCAGTAAGTGCTTGGGGAGGAGAAGATGATGAAACTCCTGTTTATGGAACGGTAAAAATTGCAATCAAAGCGGCCAGTGGTTCAACACTTACAACTTCTACAAAAGCAAATATAATTAAGGCATTAAAACCTTATAACGTTGCTTCAGTAAGACCTGTTATCGTTGATCCTGAAACCACTTCTATTTTAATTACTAGTAATGTAAAATATGATTCAAGATTAACTACAAAATCATCTACAACTTTAAAATCAGATGTATTAAGTGCGTTAACAAATTATAATTCAAACACTTTACAAAAATTTGATAGTATATTCAGATATTCTAAAATTGTTGGGTTAATTGATGATACAGACACTAGTATAGTTTCAAATATAACTACAATAAAAATTAAAAAAACATTTACACCAACATTAAGTTTATCTACAAAATATGATGTATATTTTAGAAACGCTTTATATAATCCTGTATTGGGTTATAATTCTTCACAAGGTGGTATTTTAGAATCTTCAGGTTTCAAAGTAAGCGGCGATACAATAAATGTTTATTTTTTAGATGATGATGGTGCAGGTAATATAAGAAGATATAGATTATCTGGTGGTGTAAGAACATATATTAATAATACACAAGGCACAATCAATTACACAACAGGACAAATTACTTTAAATTCTTTAAATATAACGACAATAGAAAATATAAGAGGTGAAACTTCAACGTCTATAGAATTAACTGTAAAACCAAATTCAAATGATATTGTTCCTGTAAGAGATCAAATTATAGAAATTGACGTTGATAATTCTAATATTACAGTAGAAGTAGATACTTTTTTAGGTGGTTCAGCTGATGCAGGAATAGGTTACACAACATCAACTAGCTATTAATTTTTATGGCTATATTCAAAGACAAAATTTCAAACTTCGTAGGCTCACAGGTACCAGATTTCGTACTTGACGATCATCCTAAATTTTTACAATTTTTAAAAACATATTATACATTCATGGAAGCAGCTGAATTGACAGTTACTTCCGTTGAAACTACTGATGGCATACAATTAGAAACAGAAACCAATCAAGAAAATAAATTAATATTAGACGGTTCAAAAATTGAATCGGATAAAACTCCTATAGATGAAGGAGATAAATTAATTTTAGAAAGTTCTATTTTTGGAAAATTTACAAAAGGTGAAATTATACAAGGTCAAATTTCAAAAGCCACTTCAACAATATTAACTGAAGATTTAAATAACAATAGATTGTTTATTGTTGCACAAAACAAATTTATTAAAGGAGAAACAATTTTAGGACTATCATCTAATGCTAGTGCTATAATTAATAATTATAAACAAAATCCTGTAAGCAACATACAAGAATTATTAAACTTTAGAGATCCTGATAAAGTTATTTCAAATTTTTTAACGCAATTTAGAAATGAATTTTTAGTTACACTGCCTGAAAATTTAAATTCAAGTGTTAATAAAAGAAATTTAATTAAGAACATAAAGTCTTTATATAATAAAAAAGGTACACAAACAGGACATGAAGTATTTTTTAGATTATTATTTAATGAAACTTCTGAAACTTTTTATCCTCGTGAACAAATGTTAAGGATATCTGATGGTAAATTTACATCTAATAAAGTTTTAAGAACTATTAACGTAATAGGAAATTCTTCTAATTTAATAGGTAGAACAATTACTGGTCAAATATCAAATGCAACTGCTATAGTTGAAGATGTTACAAATTTTTTAATTGGTGTAGACAATGTATCTGAATTTGTTTTAAATTCTAATAGTATTATAGGTTCTTTTATAGTTGGTGAACAAGTTATAGGAACTTCCAGCGATAATGATGATATTTTAATCAAAGCTAATATTACAGGTATTCCTATTTCAAAAGTAATTACAAATGGAGGATTTTTACATTCAGAATTTGAAAATGTTGATATTGTTGGAGGTGGCGAATCATCTATTATTCAAACTAAAACTATTTCTTCTGGAGGTATTAATGAAATTTTAATTGATATATCAGGATCAGGATATGACATAGGAGATAATTTAATTTTTAATAACACTAATACTAATGGAGGAGGAGCTGCAGGTTTTATTTCTGTAGTTAATGGAGCATTTACACCTGAAGATAGTACAAGTACAACAGAAGATCATATTATATTAGAAGATGCAACTACACAATTTGACACATATCAAGGAAATAAATTAATACAAGAAATAGGTACAGGTAATAGAGATATAACAGATATATTTTTGTATAATCAAGGTTCTGGATATAAATCTTTACCTATCATTTCAGTTTCCACAACAGGAGGAACGGGTTGCAAACTGAAATCTTTTGGTTCAAATATTGGTAGCATATTAGATTTAAATACTGTTGAATTAGGAATTAAATATGACTTACCTCCTACACCTCCTACATTAAATTTTTTCAAATCTTGCATAGTTTTAAATGCTTCGTTAATATTTGTACAAGGAGAAATAGTTACAATTACCGGCGGCATAACTGCTACTGTTGTAAGTTACAATTCACAAACAGGTTTACTAATTTTAAAAAATAACTCAGGAACAATTAACATAGATACATTCGTTACAGGAGCAATTTCAGGAGCTACGGCTACAATAAAAAAAATAGATAACGCTACGTCTACAGTAAATATTGGTGCTATAGGCGATACTGAAGGACTTTTCATAAACGAAGATGGATTTGTTTCCGAATCTACTATGAAAATACAAGATAGTTTATTTTATCAAGATTTTTCATATGTTATAAAAATATCTAGGTCAATTAATGATTGGAGAGATAATTTTAAAAAAACAATGCATACAGCAGGTTTTTTATTTTCAGGACAAGTAAATATACAATCAACAATAAATGCAAAAATTAAATTTCCTATTGTTGGACGAGTTTCAGGATTTAATGAAGGACCTTTATTCAGCATTCTTAGTACTTTATTCTCTACAATATTTGGTAGAAGATTAGGTACAATAGATGATGGAACAACTTTGAGAGTTAACGCAAATTTAGGAATTACATCAGATTTAAATACAACTCAAGGTTCTCCTTTCTCCACTACAACAAGAGATATAACTTTAAGAAGATCTCCTGTAAATTTATCTTTTGCTTCGAGGGTTAGAGATACTTTTAACAATACAAGAGTCGTACAAGGATTTGCATATGCTGGACCTCGTTACGAAACAATTAACAAACAGGTTCTAGGTGCTTTTATTAGAAGTATAGACACAAATTATTCTATAGCTGAATTAGGAAATAATTTAACATTCGGAACAAAAACAATTCTTGATGGTATTGATAACACATTATTGTTTTGTTCTACAGAAACGGGAAGAAAAATAAAAACAAAATTAAGTATACCAGCAGAGGTATCCATAATAGCTCCATTTAATCAATTTGATAATACGGTAGTTAAGTTTGACCAAACTTTAGACACTGATGGAAACCCTATAACTTTTGATGATGCAACACCGTAATATATGTATAAATATAACAAAAGAATAATTAATGGCTAAGCAAACACTCAACATAGGTACATCAGCAAACGACGGAACGGGTACAAACCTTCGTTCTGGTGGTACAATTATAAACGATAACTTTAATGAAATTTATACTGCAATAGGAAATGGTAGTACTATTACATTTACACCAAGCGGTTCAGTTGCCCTTACAAATAAAACTATTAGTGGTTCAAGTAATACACTATCTAACATTGGTAATTCTTCTTTAACAAATTCAAGTTTCAGTATAAGAGATGACTCATCATCAGCAATATCAATTTCATTAGGTGGTACTTTAAAATTAAAAAGTAATGATGGTATTACAACAACAGTAAGTCAAGGCGACACGATTACAATAGGTTTAGATAGTAATGTTCTTACTGAAACTTCAACAGATACTTTAACAAATAAAACAATTGCGGCCGGTTCTAATACAATAACAGGCCTTACAAATACAAATTTAAGTGGTACGGCTGGTATTACAAATGCTAATATACAAAATGCTTTCATACAATTCTCAGACGAATCATCTACATCTAATTCTGTTTCATTAGGAGGAAAATTAGAGTTTCTTGCTGGTGAAGGAATAAACACTATTGTCGGAGCTAGTTCATTAACTATATCTGCTGAATTAGCAACTTCTTCAAATGCAGGTGTTGCTTCATTTAATACTGCTAGTTTTGCAGTTTCAAATGGAGATGTTACAATTAAAAGTGCCGGAGTTTCAAATGCTCAATTAGTAAATTCTACTGTATCTATTGGTGGTAATACAATCACATTAGGTGCGGCCGCTACTACATCAATATCAAATTTATCCTTAACGGGAACAGGAACAATAGATTCTACAGGTTCAGGAAATAAAATAAGATTTAACTTTGCCAACGTAGGTGCTAGACCAGATGCTACAACATATCAAGGTGCATTAGCTGTAGTAACAGGTACAGCAAAAGTATATTTTGCTGATTCTGGTGGTTGGAACGAAATTGCTTCTGAAAACTCTAGTATTAATTTATTTTCAGACGTTGACTTAGTAACATCAGCTCCAACAGGAAAACAAACTTTAAGTTGGGTTCAATCAACAGGTAGATTTGTACCAGCAACACTTGGTGCAACTACATTACTTACAGGTGACGGATCAACTAAAAATTTTACTATAACTAACCTATATAATGTAAACAATATTTTAGTTTTTGTAAATGGTATTTGTTTAGAACCTACAAACGATTATACTGTTTCAGGAACAACATTAACTTTCGATACAGCACCTGTGGCAAGTGCTAGTATAATGATAAGATACTTAGGATAATATGCCACAATCAAACGCTTTTAAATTCGCTAACAATGTTTTGGCTAATGGTGGTTTTGACTCTACGGATTTAATAGGAGGTGGACCAGCGTTTAGAGCATACGTGAATACTGCACAAACAATAACATCAGGCAGTCAACAAAAAGTAACTTTTGGTACTGAAAATTTTGATACCAACAACAACTTTGCTTCTAGTACTTTTACTCCTACAGTTGCAGGTTATTATCAACTTAATAGTACAGTTCGTATTCAAGGAGGCTCTAGCACCGGTGAAAATATGATTGTTATTTGGAAAAATGGATCTGAACATTCTCGTGGTGTTAACCAGCAGGGAACTGAACAAGGTGTTAGTTTCTATTCAATGCAGGTATCAGATATATTATATGCTAATGGTTCTACTGATTACTTTGAAATTGCCATTCAACAAACTAGTGGGTCTGATAAAGAAATTACAGCTGCTTCGTATATCTCATACTTTAGTGGCTGTTTGTTAAGAAAATAACTATGATATTAATTAATGATGTATAAATATAACAAAAGAAACTAAAAAATATGCCAGCAATTATAACAAATAAATTCAGAATAAACAACAGTGAACAGTTTGCTGAATCTTTTTCGGAAGCTTCGCCAGAAACTTATTACCTAGGTATCGGTAGACCTCAAGCATTTGCTACACAAATAAGAGGAGATTTAAGATCAGACAATCAAGGTACTGATGCAGCTGCGATAACACCAGCCGACAGTGTTATAGAAGAATTTAATACGTTTGATGATTTACTGGCAGCTAAAAAAATTACATCTTCAGATATTTCTTTTGTAATACCAAGAAGAAACTGGACAACAAACACAGTTTATGATTATTATAGACACGATTATGGAAACAGAATTACAGGCACAACAACAGCACAAACAGCAAACAGTGGTGCAACAACTTTATTTGATGCAACGTTCTATGTATTAACTACAGCAAGAAACGTTTACAAATGTTTAGATAATAATGGTAATGCAGCTTCAACTACAGAACCAACAGGCACATCTACTTCTATTTTAACAACTGCTGACGGATATAAGTGGAAATATATGTACACTTTAACAGCTTCTCAACAAGCAAATTTCTTATCAACAGATTTTATGGCTGTTGTTACAGATGCTACAATATCTTCAGCTGCCGTTGATGGAGCTATTAATATAGTAAAAATTAAATCTGGAGGTACAGGTGGTTCTAATGGAACATTTACAAGTATACCAATAAGAGGAGATGGTACAGGCGGAACTATTTCAGTTACCGTTTCAGGAGGAATTGTAGTATCAGCAACAGTTACAAACGCAGGTACAGGATACACAATTGCTTATATAAGAAATGCGGACATAGTAACTGCTGGAGCAACAAGTTTAACAGGTTGTGAAATAGATGCAATTATTTCTCCTAAAAATGGCCACGGATTTAATGCCGTGTCTGAATTAGGTGGATTCTTTGTAATGTTAAATGTAAGTTTAGAAGGAACTGAATCTGCAAGTACAGGTGACTTTACGGCGGAAAATGATTTTAGAAGAATTGTTTTAATTAGAAATCCATTTTCAAATGGTTCATTAGCTTCTTCTACAACATTAAGAGGAACAAAAGCAGTAAGATTTGCTGCCTCTCCTACACCAGGAACTTTTTCAGTTGATGAAGAAATTAATCAATCTACAACAGGAGCCGTAGGTAAAGTTGTTGAATGGGACGCTACAAATAGAATATTACATTACATACAAACAAGATTTAATGACGAAGGAATTAGTTCCTTAGGTAATAGAACAGAATTTTCAGGAGTAAATATTATTACAGGCCAAACTTCAGGTGCTACAGGCACACCAAGTGCAACTGCTAGTGAAACTGCTGACCAAATTACATTTACAAATGGTTATAGAGATACAGAATTAGATAGACATAAAGGCGATATATTATATATTGAAAACAGAGCACCAATAACAAGAGCTTCAGACCAAACTGAAAACATTAAATTAATAATTGAGTTTTAGGGAGATTTATGCCAAGTCCAACAGACTTTAACCTCTCACCTTATTTTGATGACTATACTGAGTCAAAGAAATTTCATAGAGTTCTTTTTAGACCTGCCTTTGCAGTACAGGCTAGAGAATTAACACAATCACAAACAATTCTTCAAAATCAAATTGAAAGAATATCTGACCATCTTTTTGAAAAAGGTGCTATGGTTATTCCAGGAGAAATTGCTTTTGATTTAAATTATTACGCTGTAAAACTTACATCTAAAACATACGCCACGGTTGCTGAATATATTGGTAAACAATTAACAGGTGTTACGTCAGGTGTTGTAGGTATTTGTATAAATGCTGTTGCAACAGATGGAACAGATCCAGATACTTTATACATTAAATATAATAAAACAGGAACAAATAATACATCTTTTGCTTTTACGTCAGGCGAAACAATACAAGCCAGAACAATAGGAAGCACAACAGTTTTAGCAACCGCTGTAGTTAATTCAACTGCCACAGGTGCTGCAGCTAGTATAGCTGAAGGAGTTTATTATATAAATGGTTTTCACGTTTCAGTATCAGAACAAACATTAATACTTGATAAGTATACAAATACGCCTAGTTATAGAGTTGGATTAACAATAACAGAATCTTTTATTACTCCAAATGATGATGTTACTTTAGTTGATAATGCCCAAGGTTCATCAAACGTAAATGCACCAGGCGCTCACAGATTTAAAATAGATTTAACATTATCCAAAAGAACACTAACATCAACTGATGATGCAAATTTTGTAGAATTATTAAGATTATCAAATGGTGTTAGACAAAACCAAGTTCGTTCAACAGAATATGCTATATTAGAAGATACTTTAGCTAGAAGAACATATGATGAATCAGGCGATTATACTGTAAAAGATTTTGATTTAGATGTTAGAGAACATTTAGTATCAGGTAATAATAGAGGTATTTACACTTCAGGTAATGGTGGCGTTGAAACAAAATTGGTTGCAGGTTTAGGGCCTGGAAAAGCATATGTAAAAGGTTATGAAATTGAAACTATAGGTACAACTTTTGTTGATATAGATAAAGCTAGAGATTTTGAAACTGAAAATAATTTTAATACAAGATTTGACGTAGAAAATTTTGTAAACGTTACAAACGTATTCGGTTCACCTGATATTGGATTTGTTTCCGGTGATGTTGAAGCATTTAAAAATGTTAATCTATTTGATACAGCCACAGTCACAAGAGGTACACAACAATCAACAGTAGGTGTTACAGTTCCACAAATTGGTCGTGCTAAGTCAAGAGGCTTTGAATTAAACAATGGAACGGCCAGTGCAAACGTATTTTCTAGTACATCCTTAACAAGTGCAGTTTATAAACATTTTTTATTTGATGTAGAACTGTTTACACATTTAAACGTAAAAACAGCACCTGCTTTTACTAATGGAGAAAAAGTAACAGGAGGCACTTCAGGTGCTTTTGGTTACGTTCAATCCATATCTACTACAAAATCGGCAGCAGTTTCAAGTATTTCGGTTGCAAGTCCTGGAGTTGTAACATTGAACGCACACTCATTTAAAGAAGGAATGCAAATCACTTTAACAGGTGGTTCTTTTAATATAGGTTCTTCTGCATATACATCAGGCACAGTATTTACAGTTAAAAATCCTACAACAAATACTTTTCAATTATTTGACGCCGCTGGTGACACGGCAATTAACGTAACTTCTTACAGTTCAGCGCCTACGGCCTCACACGGAGTTACAGTTTTAAATAATGTAACAGGTATATTTGTAGAAGGAGAAACAATTACAGGTGCTACTTCAAGTGTAACAGCAGTTATACAAAATGATAGATATGGATTTAAAGGTGTACAATTTTTTGATTTCACACAAGTTAAACAAGTCGGTATGGCAGGTTCTCCTACTTACACGGCAGACGTTACTACAGATTCAACATATGGAGAAAGATATCCTATATTTGGTTCTATATCAGTTGCAAACAGTGGAACAACAGTAACAGGATTTGGTACTTTATTTTTAACTGAATTAAAAATTGGAGATTCAATTTCATTTACTGATGATGCCGGTGATACAATTACTAGGATAGTAGAATCTATTTCCTCAAATACAAGTTTACAATTATTAACAGCAGTTGGAGCTTCTGATGTTTCTACTAAAACAGTTGCATTTAGAAATCGTGGTAAATTACAAGGTTCTAATAAAAGTATATCAATATTTCAATTACCAAATACCAGAATTAAAACATTAAAAACTGCAGCAAATGGTGGTATTACAGATACAAACTTTAATGTAAGACGACACTTTACAGGTACATTATCATCAAATGGTGATGTTACAATAACGGCCGGTACAAATGAAACATTTACTTCTTTAACAGAAAAAGATTTTACGGTTTCTATTATGACTCTTGGTGCAGGTATAACAGGTGCTGTGGGTAATGTATTAAGTTTATCAGGAAACAATCACGAAGGATTTCCTATATTTGTAAGAGGTGGTTCGCCAACAGGAAAAACATTAACTTTAGATTTTGGTGCTAATTATTCAGGACACAAAGTTAAAATTTTAGCCACAATATCAAGAGCTGTTGCAGGTTCAAAAACAAAAACTTTAAACACTAGTCAAACAGTTGCGATTTCAAACCAAACTATAATACAATCTGGAATAATAGGATTAGCAAAAGCAGATGTTTATAAAATAAATGCTGTTTATATGTCAGCAGATTTTAGTACAGCCGCAACAACTGGTAGTACAAATATTACTACAAGATTTGATTTAGACACAGGTCAAAGAGATAATTTTTATGATATAGGTAGAATTAAACTAAAAACGGGTGCAATTGTACCAACAGGAAGATTATTAATTAATTTTGATTTTTTCTCACACGGTTCAGGAGATTATTTTGATGTTGATTCATATTCCGGAGTAATAGATTATGAAGATATACCATCATATAATTCTGACACGACAGGTACAAAGTTTGATTTAAGAGATTGTTTAGATTTTAGACCACGTGTTGATGATGCTTCTACAGTTTTAAGTTCAATACAAGATAGACAATATAGTGGTTCAGGAGCTTCTATAGTTGATATAGTTCAATTTAACTCAGATGTAACTACCGATTTAGAATTTTATTTATCACGTATAGATAAAATATTTTTAGATAAAGATGGTTTTTTCAAAGTTATAAAAGGTGCTAGTTCTTTAAATCCACAAGTTCCAAAAGGCCTTGAAAATGCTATGCATTTATATACTGTAGTTTTAAATCCTTATACTTTACACACAAGTGATTTAAGAATTTTAAAAATAGACAATAAACGATACACAATGAGAGATATTGGACGTTTAGAAAAAAGAATTGAAAACGTAGAATATTACACACAGTTGTCTTTATTAGAAACACAAGCACAATCTTTACAGATACAAGACGCTGAAGGTTTTGATAGATTTAAAAACGGATTTATTGTAGATAATTTTACAGGCCACGGAATAGGAGATGTTGGAAATTTAGATTATAAAGTTTCTATGGATATGGCAGGTGGTTATGTTAGACCTTTATTTAATTCTGAATCTGTACAATTAATTGAATCGGATGATGATGGTACAACTATTATATCTTCAGATAGAACAGATGCAATTTATCAAAAAACTGGAGACTTAATAACTCTTCCTTATGAAGAAACAACTATAATTAGTCAACCTTATGCTAGTAAATTTATAAACGTAAATCCTTTTAACGTATTCACTTGGGCAGGTTCAGTTACACTTGATCCTCCAGGCGATGAATGGAAAGAAACAAATAGAGTTCCTGATTTATTAATTAATGAACAAGGCGCTTTTGATACTATGGCCTCTAATCTAGGCAATCCTAATTTAGAAAGTGTTGAAATAGATACAGTATGGAATGAATGGCAAGATTTTTGGCAAGGAACGCCGGTAGAAACTACAACTACAAATAATGTTAGACGAGGAAATCAAAACGGATGGACAGTAGATTTTGGTGATGTTAGTCTTACAACTAATCAGGCCGTTTCTCAAACAAGAACAGGTATCAGATCAGCATTAGTTCCTCAAGTCGTAAGAACATCATTAGGAGATAAAGTTTTAAATATTGCATTTGTTCCTTTTATAAGAAGTAGAACAATAAATTTTACTGCTACTAGATTGAAACCGAATACTAGAGTTTATGCTTATTTTGATAATATTGCTATTACTTCTTATGTTACGCCTACAGGCGGTTCATTAGGCGGCAATTTAGTTACAGATATTAATGGTGCTGTATCAGGAACTTTTGTTATTCCTGATCCAACCAATGACAGTAATCCTAGATGGAGAACAGGACAAAGATTATTTAGATTGACAAGTTCAGTTACTAACTCAACAACAGACGTTGAAACTTCTGCTGAAGCGGATTATATAGCTAAAGGTTCTTTAGAAACTGTACAGAATACAATCGTTTCAACAAGAGAACCATTATTAGTTAGACAAACAGTAAATGATACAAGAAATATTACAAGAACATCTACTAGAACAACTACAGAAGTTATAGCTTGGATTGACCCTATTGCTCAAACATTTTTAGTTGATGATACTGAAGGTGTTTTCGTAACATCTATTGAATGTTATTTTCAATCAAAAGATGCTAATATTCCAGTTACAATGCAAATAAGAGAAGTTGTAAATGGTTATCCTTCACGCACAATCGTACCTTTTGGTGAAGTTGTATTAAATCCTAGTGCAGTAAATATAAGTTCTGACTCAACAGTAGCAACTAAATTTACTTTTCCTTCTCCTGTATATTTACAAGGAAAAACAGAATATAGTTTTTGTTTATTGAGTAATTGTAATAACTATAATGCTTGGGTGGCTAGATTAGGAGATACACAGGTAGGATCAAACAGAACAATATCAGAAAACCCATATGCAGGTGTGTTGTTTAAATCGCAAAACGGTTCAACTTGGACAGCAGATCAAGAAGAAGATATAAAATTTAAAATTAATCGTGCAGAATTTTCTATAAACAGTCCAGGTCAAGCAACTTTTACAAATGACTCTTTACCTGTAAAAACTTTACCTAACAATTCATTAAGAACAACAAACACTTCAGGAGTAATAAGAGTATTCCATAAAAATCACGGAATGCACGGTTCAAATAATAATGTTACAATTGCTGGAGTGGCAGCAGGCACATATAATGGTATAACACACACACAAATTAATGGAACATATACAAGCATTTCAAATGTAACTTTAGATAGTTATGATATTACAACAGCTGGCACGGCCACTGCTACGGGAGATATTGGTGGCACAACTGTAACCGCAACTGAAAATAGATTATATGATGTGGCGTGTTTAAATTTAGGTACTTTAACAGTTCCAGGAACATCATTACTTTACAATTTAAGAACAACAACTGGTAAATCTATACACGGTACTGAGTCTGAATTTAGTTTAAATTCTACAGCAAATACTATTAATGTAATACCTGGAGATAATATTTACTTTAATTCACCTCAACTTGTTGCAAGTTCTATAAATGAAACAAATGAAATGACAGGAAGTAAATCATTATTTTTGAATATAATTTTAAGAAGCACTAATTCTAAACTTTCTCCTGTAGTAGATGTTAAGAGAACAAGTTTAGTGGCAATTCAAAATAGATTAAATAATCCAACAGTAGCTAACACACCAAATTTTGTATCAGATACTTCTTCTACAGGTACTTCATCAGCTGCGGTTTATTTAACAAGACCAGTTATTTTAGAAAATGCTTCTACAGCTTTAGATGTTAGATTAACTCAAAATGTTAGATCATCTTCTTCAGTAAGAGTATTTTATAGAGTTACAAGCTCTTCAGAAGTAAGAAATATAAATGATTTAAGTTGGGTACCATTTAATACAGATGGTTCTGAAGATACAACTGTAACGCCGGCCGAAAACTTTAGTACTTTTAAAGAATACAAATATTCCGATACAGGTATAAATGAATTTACGGCATTTCAAATTAAAATAGTTATGAAAGGTAGCATTTCTTCTTATCCTCCTATTATTAGAGATTTAAGAGGAATAGCATTAGCGGTATAATATGAAACTTAAAGTTCAAGGACACGATTCATTGGTAAGAGATTTGAAATCTAATGCAATTGTAAATAATTCAAATACTGAATATCAAATATATATGAATAGAATTAAGTCACGTGAACAACAAGGCGATCAGATAAGAAATGCAATAAAAGAAATAAATACTTTAAAGCAAGAGTTATTTGAAATAAAAGAATTATTAAAAGAGGTAATTAAAAAATAAACAATGGCATTTACTATAATTAATACTACAGATACGCTAGAACAAATGCGAGTTAAGTTAAATAACTTGACTACAAGTGATTTTGGTGATCCTTCAACACTTGCTGGTGTTGGGTTAGCATCAACTTCTGTTGTTGGTGCTGTTGTTGAACTTGCTGGCGTGGTTTTTTCTACTGCTGGATGGAATTTAAGAGATTCAACTTCTACCATACAAGCTATAGGTGCAGGTGAAACTGTAGATGTTAGAGGAACATCAAATCAAATTAATGCTATTGTAAGCGCTCCTGACACATTGACTTTAAGTTTAACTCCAAATGTAACAATATCAGGAAATTTTACTTCGTCTGCAGGAAACATTATTGCTACGAGTGGTAATATAACGGCTGGTGGTTCTTTACATACATTAGGTACTATTGAAATTAGTAATAATACTATTAGATCAACAAACACATCTTTGGTTACAATAAATGATCCTTTGACTGTAGTTGGAGTTATAAATGCCTCTTCAATCATATCAGCAGGAACCATAGCAGGTACGGGAATTTCAGGAACAACAGGAGCTTTTTCAAGCACAGTGTCAGGAACTACAATTACCGCTTCAAGTTCATTACAAGGTACAGAATTAATTTTAACTTCAGGTAATATTATATTTGAAGGAACAACAGCTAATAATTTTGAAACAACTTTAACAGTTGTCGATCCTACGGCTGATAGAACAATTACCATACCTAATATTACTGGAACTATTATTACAACAGGAGATACTGGAACTGTTTCTACTACTATGCTTGCTAATGATGCTGTTACTGAAGCCAAAATAGCAGATGATGCAGTAGGTCAAGATCAATTAAAAACATTAGTTACTTTACAAATACTTAATTCAACTGGAGGAGTTTTAAAAACTATCTACGGTGCAGGTGCATAAATAGGTTTAAACTATATTATTATGGCAGTTAGAACACCTCTTTTTTTTAATGACGATCAAAATTTGCAAGAATTAACATCTGCTGAAATTTCTCAAATTAAGTTGAGAATGTATAATTTGTACATTAATAATCCTTCTGTTTCATTATCTTATGTATCATCAGGAGGCACATTGGGAACAATTAGTGATACAAGATTAATAGCAGGAAATTCTGCTACAAGTATAAGTGCTTTTCCTGAAGAAATTACAACAGAAGAACCAACTGTGTTTAATGTAAATTTTAGTAGAATAAATCAAACAATTGACACTGTTAGTCAACCATCTAATACTGATAATATTGAATATCCTCTTTATTACACAATAGACGGTAATTTACAATCAATGACATTACAAGATATGTATGACACTTTTGCTTTTGACGTTATTAATGAATTAAATATTGGTGGAGTTATATATACAATTTCAACTGAAACCTCAATAACTGATTACACACTTGTAGATGCAACTCCTGTTTTTACTAATACTTCAACAAATACTTCATTATATTCAGCTGGAGGTATTACTGAAACGTTAGATCAACCAGAAACTTTAGAAAATTTTTATTTACATAAAAGAAATCCAGACCTTGTGTTTTCTTATAATATACCTGTTAGACTGACTGCCACAGGTAATATAGAAACTCCTGAATTTAATACTTTTGATTCTATATTAGAAAGTGTTATTAGATATACAGCTGCAAACGTTACTAACTATAGATTAAGATTTGGTTATAATTTAGAGAATGGCAATAATTGTGGTACTGCTATGATAGATACTCGTTTAAATGGTTCAGGAGATTATCAAACATTACAAGTTGGTGGTGATGATTATAGAGCACAAGAATTTCCAAACGGTTCGGAAATAACAATAAATACATATAGTTTAACAATAAGGAAAGAATAATGATTTTAATTAATGGTAAATTTACAAATGCTGTATTTTCAAGTAGTAAAAAAAATTTGATAAGAGCTATATGGTATGATGAAATTAAAAAAACATATCAAGAAATATCAATCAAACCTGATTTAAATGATAATATGTATAAAAAGTTATTGGAAACTTTTACTACTGATGAAATTTCTACAATGACCGATCAGAAGCATAAAAATCAAACCGCAAGTTTTGAATTAGTTGTAAAAGACATAGCAAAAAAATATGGTTTAATTTATGACCCAGCAATTACTAATCCACAAGATAAATTAACACTAGATCATTTATTTACACCTACAAACGATAACGTAGGAACAGATTTATTATTTAATCTTAAAGTAAAAATATTTGATTTACCGCAAGTAAGTTCTTCTACAAATAGTGAATTGAAGAAAAAATTAAGAGAAACTAAAACTCCTTTAGAAGCTCTTTATGTTGCTGGTAAATTTTTATACGAATAAATTGTATTTTTCCCAATCGTGTGGGTGGTTATCCATATGTGTAAAATGCACATACTTAATATCAGGATAAAATTCATTTCCTAAAAACATATAAGGATTACCAGTTACTTTATTATATAATCTATTCAGTGTAGCTACAGTATGTCTTGCAAAATGTTTATTTCTAGCCTCCATTCTACAAAACCATTCATTTGGTAATTTAATTAATTTAAGTTTTTCATTAACTGAATCTTCTATAAAGTGTTGTTCGCCATTAATTGGGCCTGAAGTAAATCCTTCTTCTATATATTTTTTCTGCCAGTGTTCTGGACTAGCCATAAATTTTTCATAAATGTAATGACAATCTTTCGGAAAATACTTGTAAAATCCTCCATTAATACTAAATCGTTTTCCTTCTTCTCCTTTTAAATCTCTCCACCATCCTGGTGCAGCTAAAAACTGACCAGGCTCTATAGGATATTCAAATATTTTTTTATAATCATTAATTAATAATATATCAATATCTATTACACAAATAGGTTCATCAATGTTTAGTGTCATACCATACATTTTGTTCCATTGCAATTTAATATTATCGGCCATTGGCTCTCTTATCCAAACAAATTCATATTCAGGCAGTTTACTTTCTAAATATGTTTCATATTCAGAACCATATCTATTACCAATTCTGACTGCTACTATTTTCATATTTTTTGTAATGCTACTTGATTTTTTTTAGGTATAATTAATTCTTTAACTTTATTTTTATATATTTTTTTAAAACTATCTACAGCTAATTTAGGACTCAAAGTTTCATCTTCTAATATTTGATTTGTATTGTGGTCTCTGGCCTTCCAATTTACTGCGTCATCAATTAACATTATACCATTATCATTTAACATATTAAAAGAATATATTAAATCTTGTATAACAATATGCGACCTGTGGTCTCCATCAACATATATAAAATCAAATTTTTCTTTCGTGTGAATTAACTTTTGAAGTACATTTAAAGAATAGTCTTTATAATAAGTTATTTTATTATTGTTTTTGCAGTTATGTAAGTTATGTAACCAATTTTTCTCAACAGTATTAAACAAAGATTGTGATAAATTGTAAATATCTGATTTGAAAGGATCTATTGTATGTATTTTCAAATCATAATTATCGGCTAACCATATTGAATATTTTCCTTCAAATGTTCCTATTTCTAATACTTTTTTAACAGAATTGTTTTTGAATAAATGTTTTGTATTTTCTATTGCGTTATCTGACCAATTTCTATTAAATTTATAATTACCAAATTTAGAGTAATACTCATTTAGAGTCATTTTAGGCACATTAAAATTATTAATGTCACCAGAATAATAAATGTGCCTCCAAGAAGAAGATTTTTCAGAATCTTTACCTACCAGATATAAATTCTCATCATTCACTATCCAATCTATTCCTTCATATAATCTTTTTATAGGACTGGAATTAGGATGCCTTGATATAAAATAAAAATTATATTTTTTAAAGCTTTCTTCATTATATTCTTTAAATATTTCTGTTCCATATTGACATATTTTTTTAAATACTGTTGTAGGTGTTTTTCCAATATATTTTGGATTAGCAAAAAACTTAGTACTACATCTTAACACGTTAGGACTATAAAGACCGCCGTTTACAGCCGTGCAAGAATATGCAGGTTCTTCATTTAATAATGCACAGACAAAATATTCGTCTTTAAAATCTTTAATTACTTTTTTAATGTTATTTTTTTTAGCTAAGGTCTGTAAATATTCAAATTCAAAATATGGTTTATCAGATACTATGAATTTTATATCATCTTTTATAGTTTCAATATACATTTAAATCCAATAATCTTTTATCCAAGTATTTAAATCTTGCTGTTTACTTCCGTGATTTAAAATACAAACTTCATAATCTGTTCTTAGTTTTTCTGGCGTAGTATCTTTACCATATCTTACGCCTTTCCAATATGAATAAGCTATTGAGGTTGGTAATAAATCTACTTCAACAGGTTCATTAAACAAATAACGATCTATGCCTTGATATTTGAATAAAACCATTTCTTTATTTTTTTGAAAATAATCATATATTTTAACTCCTTGATTGCCTTGCCATTTCATAATAGATGAATTGTATAACGTGGGATATTTTTCTTTTGCAGTTGGCATTAAATATCCTTCTTTCCATTGAGAATATAAAACCGAGAAAGTTCTTGTTTTGACAGAAAATAATCTATCTAAAGGATTTAATATAATAACATCTAGGTCAAAAAATATGTTTACGTCTTTATTAAAAATATTTAATAAATCAAGTTTAGGCCACCAATCTTTTAAGTCTGAATTTATTTTAATAGTTTTGATATTGTCTATAAGGTTTGAATTGTTATCTGTATAACAATAAAAATCAAACGGTTGACCATTACAGTTTTTCAAGACCATATTATATAGCCTATTAACATAATCAGAAGAATATTTTGTTCCCCATTTAACACATAATATATTCATAATAAAAAAATAATTTAAGAGTAATCTGTAGTATCTTCTACGCCTGCTTGTGATAATGCATATTTTTTACCTAAACAATCACTGCAATATCCACAATTTAATTTTGTAGTTAAAACTGGACAAGAAACGGATTCAAAAATTTTATCTTTTAAACTTAATATTTCGTAAAATTTAATTATATTAGTGGTTGTTAAATTTATAAAAGGTTTTTGTACAGATTGATAGTAGTGATTTATTTGTTCAAACCCTAATACTTTGTTTATAGCAGGTATTTTGTAGTCTAAATTTTTAGTATAATAATAAAGTTCAGGATATTTTGATGAATTGTTATCTAAGTATCCATTAAGTTCGTTTACAGAAAGTAATCCTTTGTCCCAACCTGAGTCTAATAATAACTGTATTGTTTCTTGATGCATATTATTGTGACCTGCAAAAAGAAATTTTACGTTTGAAAATTTTTCATTAATTTTTTCCATTATTAAATCATAGTTAAATTTGTGTTGATCTAATAATCCTTCTGTATTGTGTATTGAGTGAATAGCATTTAACTTTTCTAGTCCTAAAGTAAAATTGTTTTTTGCTTTAATTAATTTTGTTGGATTATTTTTAAAATTAGCAAATTCTTCTGGAGTATTTAAAACAAATACAATATTTTCTATGCCATAAATTTGTTTGGCCATAAGTCCTAATAAGTGCGATTTAATACCAGCTGTATATAATATTGCTATTTTTTCACCTGTTGCAATAGGTTTAAACACATCAAAAGTGCTAAATGTTTTTCCGTTTATGTTATAAGTACTATTCATTGTCTATTCTTTCTTTTTTTTATACCACAAAGTTTTTTGTGGTGTTTTAACTCCATCTATCTCGGTAACGTGAACCTGAGATCCTGTACAACGTTGATGACAAACAGATTTATTGTTTGCATACATTAACTCTAACCACTCATTATACAACTTACTCTCTAAAATTTCAAATATAGTTTTATTATGTAATGATATACTATATTTATCTTTGTAAATAGGCCAGTTTGTAGATTTGTGAAATAAAGAAGCTGTCCAACAACAAGGAAATAAATTACCCCAAGAATCAACGTATATTTCTTTCCTTTGTTTATGTAAACAAATAAGAGGTCCTTTTTCTACTTGCATATCTTCAATATTAAATCTATCTGCTGTTGGAGGATAAATTGATTTTTTATTATTATCTTTATCTTTATACAAATAAGGTTTTTTAAAGTCTTTAAATCTTGCTGATATTTTTAAAACAAATTCATTAAATCCTATTTCTTTGGACAATTTTTCAGCTTCTTCAACTTGATGCTCGTTATGAAAAAAAGGTATAAAAAACCATTTTGCATTTGCTCCTGTTGCAATAAATGCTTTTGCATTTTCTATAAGTTTTGACCATTTAACGTCTACACGATAGATATGGTTTGTATCTTCTAGTCCGTCAATATGAAACTCTACGAAAGATTTAGTATTTGTTTTGTATATTTCTCCTAATTTGGTCCAAAAATCTGTATTTCTTACACCACCATTTGTGCTTAAAGATATTAATATATTAGGATTATTGTCTAAAATATATTTTGTTATAGGCAATAAATCGTGAGCTATTGCTGGGTCTCCAAAATTACCACAAAATTTAAATTTTTTTAATGACTTGATAAAATCTATTGAAAAAAACTTAATAAAATTATCATAACTAATTTCTGATTGATTATTAAGTATAAGTGAATTATTAGTCCTAGAACACATAGGACACTTTGCATTGCAACGGTTGGTTATTTCAAGGTGTACAGAATCAATTTGTTTCATTATTATATGATCTATTTATGATGTATAAATATAGTATAAATTATATCATAAAGGAGATATTATGTCAATAACCATTAATGGAAAAGACTATGATGAAACTAAGTTCAGTGATAAATTGAAAAATTACATTATAGCAAGACAAGAAATACAAAATAATAAAACAAGATTATTAGTTGAAATTGAAAAAATAGACGTTTTAACTGAATACTATAATAATAGAATTATAGAGGAATTAGGTATAGAGGTTAAAGAAACTAAAGAAACAAAATAAATGGCAGCTGTAGCAAACTTATCAATAGACCAAGGCGCAACATTTACATCAGATATAACCGTAAAAGACATAAACGGAAACGTATTTGATTTGACTGGTTATACAGCCAACGCAAAAATGGCCAAAGGTTATTCATCTACAAGAACAAGAACAGTAATTTCAACAACGTTTGCTACAGATAGAACAACTGGTGTTTTGACTATTTCTTTGACGGCCAATCAAACAGCCACTCTGGACGCAGAAAGATACGTCTATGACGTTGAAATTACCTCTAGTTCTGGTTCAGTTACAAGAGTTTTAGAAGGAATTATTACCGTTAGACCTGAAGTAAGTATTTAAATTATTCTTTATTATAGATTAAAATTAATATAAATATAAGTAAAAAGAGAGATTTGAATGGCTAACATAACTGCTAGGATCAGTTCACCTACATCTGCTGGACCCCAAAAAGTATCTGTAACGATACCATCTGGTGCCACATTACAAAACAGTTCATTACAATTAAAATTATTAGGCGATGTAGATACAACAACAGAAGGATTAGTTGACGGCTCTTTATTACAATATAGATCAAGCGATCAAAAGTTTGTTACAAGAACAAACATCATTACAACTACAGGAAATTTAACACTTAACGGTGGAGAATATTAATAAATGGCAACTATAATTAAAATTAAAACGTCCAGTGGCCTAGGTACACCTGCAACAGCCAAAATTGGAGAGCTTTCGTATTCATACGCTACAGGTGCCTATAACACATTAGGAGATAAACTCTTTATTGGAGTTGGTCCAGTTGATGGTAACGGAGATGCCTCATCACAGGTTGTAATTGGCGGTAAGTATTTTACAGCAGCTTTAGATCATCAACCAGGAGTTTTAACTGCTAGTTCAGCTATTATCACTGATGCAAATAAAGCAGTAGATGAAATTATTATAGGAAATAGTACAACAGTTGGTGGCGGAATTAAATTAAATGAAGGTACTAATAACGGTACTGAT